GAAGTTGCTCAATACAAAGGTCTTCAAGCTTTCTATAACTTGAAAAAATAATCTATATTCTAGATTAGATGGCGTAAAGCCTTTGAAATAAGCACTTTGGGGCGCTTTCCCTGAGTGCTTATTTGATTTTACTACCCTTTTAGTTACCCGTGTGTGATTTAAAGTATAGTAAGAGGGCAACCCCAAAATGGGGCACCCTTATTATTTATAGATTGCTGATAGCTGCCTCAAAGATTGAGACGGCTTTTTTGGCTCCCTCTTTGGTAGCATGGACATAAGTGTTTAAGGTCATAGAGATATTAGAGTGGCCTAGCCTATACTGTAAATCTTTAGCCTCTATGCCAGCATATAGCATGATTGTAGCGTGAGTATGCCGGAAACCATGGAAACTAATATCAGGAACGCCAGCAGCTTTAAAGTGACTTTGCAGCCTCTTTCTTAGCAGGCAAGCGTAGGCGTATTTTGTGGTAAAAGGAGTAAAGACAATCCCCTCAGACCGTCCTAGTTGCCATGACTGGACTTGTTGGCGTTTTTTATATTGCTTGAGTAGGGAAACTGTAGCCTTGTCAATGTCAATTTCTCTTAGACCTGCCTTAGATTTAGGCGTGTTTGTTTCCTGGTATCTATTCAAAGTTTTAGATATGATGATAATGCCTTTTTTAAGGTCAATATCAGACCACTCAAGAGCTAAAGCCTCACCGATACGGCAACCAGTAGCGAGCAAGGTTTTATAAAGCACGTAGTCAAAGAAATTTTCATAACTAGACTGATCCAAATTTTCAAGGTAGTCTAGAAAATGTTTTAGTTCCTGGTTACTGAAAAATTTGATCTTATGCTCTTTATTTTGTTGTTTACGTGGGATAATGACATCTCTAGCAGGGTTATGCTGGATCACTTGCATAGTCACGCCATACTGGAGAATACGTCGATTTATATTGTTTAGAAAGTTATAGTTTGCATACGCCCCTTTTTCGCCTTTATTGGCCTTGTCAGCCCACTTGTTGACTTGCTGTTGAAGAATAGGCGTAGTGAGTTTAGAAAGCTTATAATCGCCAAATACAGGTAACAAATGCACTCTAACCAATCCATCCATAGATTGTCGAGTATTGGGCTTAACTGTATTCTTGTAACTATCCCACCAAATTTTTACAAGCTCATTGTATGTTGTAATTGTCGGCTTGTTTTTAACTGTATAGCCATTAGCTGCAAAAGTATTGACGGCCTCTCTAGCTTTGAACTTAACGCCCTTTTTAGTGCTGGCCGTAACTGTTGTCCTAGCCTTTTTCCCTGTAAGCTTATCAACTCCTAAATAAACGCTTGAGCGGTACACTGTAGTACCGTTTTTCTTTTTGTATTCTGTAATATTCATAGTCATACCTTTCTAACATCAGTAAGCAAGTATGGGATTTAGTTAAGTATTTATGAATATTGTTTTTATATGGTGCTGAGAGCTACGAGAATAGCCCTATTTTCGTTTGTTTTAGGTGTAATGATATATTTTTATATAGCTGAGCTCTAAAATCGCTTAGAGATTGCTTTAGGGGGTTATTTTATGTTATGTTTTTCTTTAAGAGTAGCTAAAATATCAGATGACCAGTCTCCTGTTTTTAGAAATCTTTTGATTTTGTTTGCATAGTTGTTAGCAAAGGCTATTTGAATTTCTAAATCCATGCGACTATCTCCAGTTAAATTTTCTAAATAGCTAGAGAGTCCCTGAGCTGTCTGCTCAAAATAGTCTTGCAAGTCTTCTAAACTTTCTAGAGGTGTTTCTGTATTACTTTGAAACATGTAGATATTGATAATTTCTTCAATTCCAAAATTTAAGAAAAAAGCTTTATCAATTATATTCTGAGTATTTATTAAGGCAAGTTTATCAACTTTTTGTCCATGAAATAAGTCGTTTAGCATTCTCTCAATAGCTTCCCAGTTATAATAGCTTTGCCCTTGCTCACCGTACAAAAGCTGTCCGACAGTCATATCGCCAACTTTGGCAATTGTTTTCAGACGTTCAGGATTTGGCGAAGAGATACCACTTTCCCATCTAGAGACAATGCTTTTGGAAGTTCCAAAGAGTTTCCCGAACTCCTCTAAAGTCATCCCTTTATCCAAACGAATAGCTTTGATACGTTGGCCAAGAATATTTTTATCAAAATCTTTTGTCATAAGTTTAATTCCTCTCATCTAAAATTATATCACTTTCTTGAGGTTTTAACAAAACAAAGTTGCGAAAAGTTACATTTATCTGTTGACATTCTATTAAACAAAGAGTAAAATAGTTACGTAAAGTAACGAAAGGAGGTGAAATGATGCCAACGGTAAATAAAGTCAGAGGATATCGAAATATGTTGGGGTTAAGTCAGAAAGAAATGGCAAGTAAGTTGAGTATTTCTGCCAACGCATATCGAAATAAAGAAAGTGGTAAGGTTGATTTTAAAGATAGTGAAAAAATTATTATTAAAGAAATGATACTACCATTGTTTCCTGAAGTAACATTTGAAGAAATATTTTTTTAAAAACAAAGTTACGAAAAGTTACTAAAAAACAAAAAGCCTTAACCAACAACCAAATCAGCAAGGCTTTTCACTCAAACAACTAAAACCACAAATAGCAAGTATGGGATTTAGTTAGGTATTTATTTAATTATATCACAAATAGTGATTTGTGCCCAGACGAAAGAGCGCTAACTCTTTAAAATGGTCATCACTTTCCAAGCGTTCGCCAACCTGGAGTAATCGCCCAGCGATTGAAGTGGTGCTAAAAATATAGGAAACGAAAAATAAATGGCCAATGGAGGAATAAAATGACAACAGATCTAGACAACATGACACAAGCAGAATTTGATGAACTAATGACTGAAATCAAGGCGAAGCACCCGAACCTCTTCCAGTTTATTACTGATTTTGTAGATAGAAAAGTAACTTCTGAAGAGATTAGCGATTTCCTGGAGATGATGCATGAAAATCAAATGGATTATATCAAGAATTACAAAGCGAGGGCATGACATGAATGAACTAGATTCGGCCAATACACAATCGGTTATCTTCAGCGTGCTACTGATTGGCTTACTACATTATCTAAACAACCGAGACCGCAAAAAAGCGCCCAAATAGAGCGAGAAAATACACAGACGATAGAAACGCCTAGCGAGGCGTCAAACCCCTGTTACGGGCGTTATATTCAGCTTGTAGGTAAGATACATAATTAGAAAGAGGTGTAAAATGCAATTATTATCAAGAGAGGCAGAGCTGGAGCTGCTGGAGAAAGTAGGAGATCACTTAGATAAAAGGCTTGAGCTTGAAAAACAGCATAATGACGGTTGGGACTTAATTGCTAGAGCTGATTTACTGGCTAAACTAGGAATTAGTGGGACTACGTTAAACAATTGGGAGAAACACGGCTTAAAGCCTTACCAGTCGCCTTTTGAGAACAGTAAGAAAATTTATTACCGTAAGACCGATTTATACAATTTTCTTGCAGTAGATTAGGGGGTAAATGTGGGAAATAGAAGAATGATAAGCAAGACAGTAACCCAAACTCAGAGATTTTTGAGGTTGCCGTTAGAGGCACAGGCTCTATATTTTCATTTAATTCAAAACTCAGATGATGATGGAGTAGTAGAGGCTTTCCCTGTTGTTAGAATGATAGGGGTTAGTGAGGATAACCTAGGACTTTTGATAGTCAAGGATTTTATCAGACCTCTGAATGATGAGATGGTATATTTTATTGTGGATTTTCATGAGCAGAACACGGTTAGAAAAGATAGATACAGTCCTAGTATCTATAAGCATTTATTAGAAAAACCGCCTGAAAAATATTCTGGTTTACCAAGGGGCGACCAAACGGAAACCTTTGGTTTACCCAATATAAGTCAATATAAGTCAAGTCAATATAATCTAAGTCAATCTAGGTCAGGTCAGAATGACGAGGACGAGCATGAAAATCCAATCTTTGAAAAATTGAAGTCTGCTTTTGGTCAAATGTCAGTCAATGGGACAATGATGGAAGAAGTGAGAGACTTGTTAAAGATCCACGGGCAAGAGCTGCTTATCTATGCCCTTGAGGTAACTATCCTAAATGCTGGTAAGTCAATTAGATATACCAGGTCAATTCTTTCAAACTGGCAAGGTCAAGGACTTAGAACAGTTGAGCAAGTTAAGCAGCAGGAGGAGAAACGTCAAAAGCTGAAACAGTCGCCTAAGCAAGCAGAGCCTATAAGCCGTGAAGAATGGCTGAAAACACGAACAGAGGAAAATCCATTTTAGGAAGGTAAGCGATGGAAAATAAATTTGAGCAATATAACAACAGAAAAATTAGTGATAAGGTGTGTGAAGTTCACCACGTTAATTATTGGCAAATCTCAACACCTATAAGAGGCAGCAAGGAACGAAATACACAAAAATTTTGTCCCGAATGCACAAAGGAACTAATAGAGAGGCAGGATAGGGAGGGGGTAAATAATAGCTTAAATGCGGAGATTTACCTGAAAACCTATAATGTACTTATGCGAGACAGTATGATCCCTAGGGATCTTAAAGAGGCTAGCTTTGAGAATTTCATAGCTGAGACAGCCGAGGAAAAGCAACTACTGGAGTTTGCTAAAGGGCAAGTAGAGAAATACCTGGATGGTATGATAGGGAACACCCTTTTTACAGGATCTACAGGCATAGGGAAAAGCCATTTGAGCGTAGCTATTGCTAAGGCTATAAACGAGGGATACAAGGCCAAAGGAGAGCCTAAGAGCGTGCTATTTGTAAATCTATCAGAAATACTTAGACGAGTTAGAGAGAGCTTTAATTCTACTAGTCAAGAGGGTTACTACTCAAGAATGTTAAAAGAGGTTGATTACCTGGTAATGGATGATTTAGGTATAAAATCAGACAACGCTAGTAGTAAAGGTAAATCAGCCTGGGAAGAAGAGTTTGTTTTTGATATTCTCAGCAATCGAGACAAAACCATTATTACTACAAATCTAAGTAACTCAGAGATTGCCAGCTTGTATAGTGATCGAGTGGCCAGTCGCGTTAGGACAGGTCTAGAAGGTAACTTTTTCAAGTCATTCACCATCAAAGATAAGCGCTACACAATTAATAGCTTAAAGGCTAAACACGCTCAAAATTGAGCAAAAGTACATTTAAAAGGGTAGTAAAAAGTATGGAATGGCTAAAAATATCAGTCATTTCAATGCTTTACGGATAGTGAAATTACAATATATCCTTATAGTTGCTCTTTTTCCCAAACTATTTAATTTTTACAGGAGCACCTGGATGGACATCCAAAGTAGGATTAGAGGAGATTTAATATGGCGTTAAATGCTGAACAGCTTAAAAATATGTTAGATAAAGGATTTGTATTATTCTCAAAAAATGGTATAATTAAGTCAGTCAAGTTACCTGAGTTCGGCAGTCTTATTATCACAACACAAGATGGTAGACCAGTAATACAGGAAACTAGGACTAAAGAAAAAATTTAGCTGCTGACTAGAAAGCTAGAGGCATGATATAAGAGTCTGATCGCTCTTTGTCATGTCTCTTTTTGTTTTAGTCAGAGAAAGGAGGAACTTTGGGAACAGGGGTAAAAGTGAAGATAGATCTAAAAGGAATTGAGCGTAAAGTAACACCTATGGGATTAGCGAGAGCCAAAGAGGCAGTCACCAATCAGATGATTATGGACATGCACCGTTTTGTACCTAGGCGCTCCGGAGAACTTGGAGGAAACTTGACTAAGACCAACGGGAAAATAGTCTATAATGTGCCGTATGCAAGAATGCAGTATTATGGCAAGAAGCGAAAAAGGTTCATGTCAGATAAACAGCGTAAGTTTTTCTTTGCAAATAAAGAGGAACTACTTAAATATAAAAAAGCCCCAGGAACTGGTCCGAGATGGGATAAAAAGGCTAGCGCTCTATATTCTAAGGACTGGGAACAAGTAGCTAAAAGAGCGCTGGGATTGAAATAAAGGAGAATTAAAATGACACTACAACAAATAAAGGCACAAATTTACAGCCTAGGCACTTATAAGCAACAAAAGATTGAGGCTTATGGAGCAATAAAAAAAGAACTTTGGGAAAAAGTTCAAAATCAGGTTATGTATCAGTCTGAGGCTGAGCTACGCCTGGAGAACTTTATGAAAGAGGCCGATCAGTATTCAGATGCTGAGTTTGCAAATATTCTAGCTAAGCTAGAGAGCGTTGAACAAACAGAGCTAGAGAAAATTAAATCAGAGTATGAAGCAGTAACAGCTGATAATGTCGCTGAGTTGAGTTTGTTAGGTACTATGAAAGTATCGGAACAGGAGCTACTAAGCTACCTAGAGAAATACAAGCGCAACCCATTGGCCATTAAGAAGCTGCATGAAATTGGATCAGCTAACAATATTTCTTTACCTGGCTATATCCCGAAAGAAGATAGACTGACTGAACTGCTAAAGGTATTCAAACAACATGCTAAGAGCTATCATGATACGCCAATCATCGACAGTAACGGTTCAGCAAGTGATCTAGCTTTCATGTTAGTTTTAGCTAGTGACGAATTGAATACAGCTTTAGAAACATACTCTAATCATTTTGAAACGGCTCTAGGGCTATCTGAGAGCTTGTAAAACCAGTCAAAAGTGTACCAGTGATAAAAATCTCAGGTACACTTTTTAGGACGGTTTACGGAGGGTTTAGAGCGTTCTATACCGGGATTC